GTCAATAGCAGCAGAGCGAATGGCCGAAATGGCCATCGCATCTGAACAGCCATGAACACTGGGTAGAACGTCTGGTAGTAAAGACTCGAAAGTCGCCATCGGCGGTCACCTCAAAGTGTTAGGTTTACGCCTAAACCGCCGCCGCCAAATCAACATTAGGGTTCGTTACCGCGTCTATTTGCGACTTGCCGGTAATCGACGACATAAACAGCTGATAGTGGTTTGACGCTCGTTGGCCATTACCTGCGTACTCCGCGTCTTTCATATAAGCCGAATACAATACGTAATTGACTACCGCGTTACCGTAGATATCAGGGATATCCAGGTTGTCGGTCTGAGTCACAGCTACTGGGTTTGCCGAGTAAACAATTTCAACAAAGGCAGAACCAGTAACGCCAGGATAAACATAGAAATTAATCGGGTTAGTGTCGTCGTAGATATAGTGCTTAACCGTAGCAGAATGCGCCGCATCCCCAGTGACCGTTGGGTCATGCCAATCTGGGCTCTGCGCATCGAGCACTTCACGATCGACGATTCTTACCGATCTACCGCCAGTACCGTCTACTGCAGCAGACATATTCCGAACTACGCGCAGCAGCCGGTTACCGTCGTTAGGTATTGACTGCTTAGTGCCTGTTACAAGCTCTACAGCCGTATTCTTTGCAGAGGCGTCGGGCTTAAAAAGCGCGATCTCTCGCTGCGCGTCATTTACCCACAGGACAAGTTCACTTGCCACGGGCCATCTGACGCCAGTTGTGTCTTGGAGCGTTATTTGAACGCGATCAACGATTGATTGAACGGATACACTCATGATTTTTTAGCTCCTATCAGCCATTTAGCACTTGTTCCCAAGCTGCTTCTCTAAGTTCACTAGAGACTTGCTTACCCATTACACGGTGGATAGACGCGACTTTGGGTTCACCGCTCGCCTTAAAGTCCGCCGGCGATCCGACATTGATTAACTCTTCAATCGCTTCTACAACTTCAAAAAGGGGCTCTGTATCGGGGGCAGCGGGGGCAAACTCAACTGGCTCAGGCGTAGACTGCACTGAAACGCCAATGGCCTCGGCGCCCATACCAATAGCTATTGCTCCTATGGCCTCTGAAACATCCCTCTCTACTCCGGCTTGGAGGCATACAACCGCGCCACTTAGCGTAGCTACTCTTAAATCGAAACTAGACTTAATTTTCATTTTCCGGCCTTAAAAAGGTCCCCCCCTCAGCGTTAGCTAAAGGGGGGCAATGCTCTCTCTCAGGGAAAAGCCTATTGAGCCGTGTCTAGGCAAATAACACCGAAGTCTTCGACAGCGCCGTTGTAGTCGCTGTTAAACTTAGGCTTCTTCAGACCGAAGATTTTGCCAATAGAGATGCCTGAATGGTTACCGTAATCGAAAGTGTCTTCGACAATTTCCGGCGCACCGATGTCAGCCATTGCAAGAGATTGCGCTCCACAGAACAAGGCGCGAGCACCTGTAACGTCTGCATCAGCACCCCACTTGTAGCCCGCGGCACCTGCGTTACCAGAAGTACCAGTAGTCGCACCTTCAGTTGAGAAGACGTGGCGGAACTCGTGGCACATAACACCGTCAACCATCAGGCTGCTAGAGCCAGAGAACAAGCTGTTGCTTGTACCGCGGACGCCGGCATTACGGACGTTTGCTAGGAAGTCAGCATCGAGTTTCAGCGTGGCCATCTGCTGTGGAGTGACAAAGAGATGGAATGTCTCTTCGTTGCCCGCACCGCGAATACCGCGGATATAGTTATCCTTAGCATAAGCCTTCAGCTCAACAATCTGCTTGTAACCAAGCTTGTCGGCTGCTGTTACCGCTGCGGTGTCGCCAGTAGTAATATCTGACCCACTAACGCGTAGATGACGAGCAGCGGTAGGTGCTGTGACGTCTGATGCGTACTCGAGATCGGCCAGTTCAAGACCAGAAACACCGCTAGTAGTGCGCAGGGCACCGTTAGTCTTAGAACCGTATGCAATACCTGACAATGTCAGGAACGCCAGTTGGTCCATACGGTCGGCCATAGCATAAGCCAGAGCGTCGCGTGAGGTCTCACGGAAGTTAACTACCGACTTCTGATCCGCCATACGACCGGCAATGCGGTTAGCGAAACGGAGCTGGTCAAGGTTAACAACGATATCGTAAGCGCGGAGCGCCTCTTCGTTGCCTTCTAGAGTAAAGTCACCTGTTACACCATCGCCAGTCATGTCTGCGAGTAGTGTAATAACAGCACGGGTGCCTTTTTCGGAACGGGTCAGCTCTGTAATACGCTGAACCATTGCATTAGAACCAGATCCTGCGAACTGGTTGATGAAGCTCATGTTACGAGCTTGACGCCAAAAATCCCGACTCCACGCGGTTAGTTGCTCAGAAGTCAGGCTAGCAAAATTTGTTAAAGCCATGATGGCCTCCATTGATTTGCATTAAATTAAAATAGCCTTGTAAAACGTCCTTTTCGTGCAGACTAACGGGTTACGCGGTTTAGCGAGGGCGGTCTCGGCGCGTTTAACGTCTGTGCGGACGGGGGTACGTTTTTTATGTGAACGACACAATCAGTTATCGCACTGATACGCGAATGATACATTAATATTAGTATTGCTAATATTAAATGTCAAACAAATTCAGCTACCATTTTACTTTATGGCTCCAATATCGGGCACTTAGGATGTCCGGCTTTGAGTCTTGAGCATTATGGCGCGCATAATAAGATTTGCGCCTCGCTTTATCTTTCTCCGAAGTCGGGTTCTTGCCCGCCCCAGAGACCCCTTGCTGGCCAAACCTGATCGTTCTAGTCGTTCCCGCAGAGTTCTTCGCAACAACAACATGAGACTTAGTCGCGTGCCCCGTCGTTCTCTTGGGTTTGTTGTATCCGCTAACGCCTGCTGCGGCTAGCTTGGGGTCTTTGGCTCTCATAATCAGTCCTTTAAAAAATATCGCCCCTGAGCCTTCTCAGGGTAGCTTCAGGCAGAGCATTAAACTCTTCCTCAGACAATGTGCTTATATCCAAAGCCTTTTCGCCGTGGCTGCTGCTGCTTTCTCCAGGAAGTTCTGGCGGCTGCTTCTTAGCGGCGTCTAGCTTCTTAGCCACCTCTGCCCTCTTCTTAGCCACCTCATCCAAAGCCTTCTTCGGCGCTTGCTTAGCGGCAAGGGCGGATGAGTCATCGATCTCTGCGCCAATATCATGCGCCTTGATAACAAAGTTGGACGCCTTCGATAATGCATCCACGGCTCGTAGCCCTTGGACAATAAAGGCATCGCGTAGCTCGATCACCTCTTGGGTGAAATCTTCGTTGTAGTCGGCAGAGTTTAGATCGAATACGGGATACTCTGTTTCCAACAAAGCCGCGGCCTGCTGGAGAGCTGTTTCTTCGTTATTTCTCGAAACGGTGTGCTCGACTTCTCGACGTAACTCATGGCTCATCGCCTCTCGTTCTGCCGCCCTAATATCGCTACGAACCTTTGCCGCTTTTTCTGGCTCTCCGTCAAGGATAAGCTCCTGATACTCACGTTCCTTCGCTTCAAAATCATACGAAGGCAACTCAGGCTCGGGGGGTTGATTTGACTGCTTCAGCTCGTCAAGCTGCTTTTGCAGCGCCTTCTGCTTAGCCAACACCTCGTCTAGGCGAGATTTAGGGACCATCTGCCCTTTTTTCTTCGCCTTTGGTTCCTCTAGTACATCCTCGACGTCCTCGGCTTCGGCTTCTTCGAGCGCGACGGGCTCGTCACCGGCTTCGGCTTCGTCGTTGATGTCTTCGCTGGTGTCTTCGCTGGTTTCTTCGGCAGTCGGTACATCTTCAGTCTCCAAAGTTTCTAAATCGCTTTTTTCGTCAGAGTCATCGAGCTCTGACTCCTCTGTGGCCCCTAAACCGAAGTTAAGATCCACCTGTGTGTCTTCTACCTGATCGCCATCATCCGATCCTGGCATCCTGTCAAACTCTAGATTTTCATCTTTATCAGCCATAACTTATCCTTGAGGTTTTAATGATTTGTTAGTTTGTTGCATCGCCGTTGTGGCAATTCTGGTAGCCGCCGACGTTTCTTGATTACTGCGTCGGGTTGTATTGGTCAGATCAGCAAGCTCTCTTCTCAGATCTAGCTCCATCTCCTTCATGCGCATCTGGCTCTCGAGCTCCATGACCTTAAGCTGTGGATTAACGTCTGCCACATCTTGAGTTTTCGCCATGTTGATGGCCGCTTCGGACTGCAGTTTCTGCACCTCTGCTCGTAATTTCTCAATAGTGAGCTGAATCTGCTCCATCTCCATTTCGTGATGGATCTGCTGCATCTGCGCTTGTTCTTCACTGGGCGGCTCGACACCTGTGACGGTGCGGATTCGTTTGGCCAGCTCTCCCTTACGCGCGAGGTGGCTGTACTCAACAATGGCGTCGTCTGGGATCATGACCCCTGCGCTGCGCAAGCTGAGCGCCTCGGCAAACTGAATCTCATCGAAGCTGTCGCGCGCCGGCGCTGTCGCAATGACCACGTCGTACTCGCCGATAGTTAGGTCGTTGACGATCCTGCCTTCGGGGGTCATCTCATTAATAACCATTGGCTCGCGCGGCTTGAGCGGGTCGTCTTCGTTTGTGATTTGTATGATGCGCTGCTCGGTATAGAACCGCTGTATCAGGTTAAGTATTTTTTCTGCGAGGAACTGGCGCGTTTTGTTCAGGTTATCCAAAGGCACCTGAATCATTACCGCGCCGCGGTTCTGCTTCGCTTGTATTGCGATACCCGACACTTCAGCTGAGTCAGTACCCAGCATTGAGTCGTTAATTCCCGATATAGCTTTGATGTTCGCCGCAGCTTTCTGCCCAATGCGATCTAAACCTGTGGGTATTGAGTTCGGTTGTATTTTTGTCGGCGGGTTGGTGCCACGGGCATACTCCACAACGAGACCAGTTTGAGCGCCGTGCTCCTCGAGGTCATCTGGTGTCATACCTACCAGAGAGCCACTCTCTACCATCCACCCGCTGTTTGCCGTGGTGTTTACGATGTGCAGCTCTTGCGAGGCAATCTTGTTCAGTTGCTCCTGCGGCGAGAGCAGGTTTCTTACCATGCCAAACGGTCGCCCGCGACGGAAGTAAGAGAAGAACGGGACTAATGTGAAGTCGTCGTATGGCGACCAGTCATCATGCAGCACGACCTTGTCACAGGTCACTGTCCAACGTACCTGCTTGATGACTTTAGAAATTACGGACAACCCGTGCTCTTTAGAGAACGCTTTAATCTTCCGGTCACTCCAGTTTTCTGGCACGCGCCTCTGGTCACCGGTTGTGGGGTCAACGTAGAAGTCAGACTTAGTCAACTTCCGGTGCTGCCGCTCAATTACTCGCAGCGCTTTAACGTTTCGGTACTCTTCTTCCCCAGGAATCTGTGCGCCTAAGAAATCTTCGCGGGTGTCTATGTCCCCGTAACGGGTCTCTTCATACTCAACCGAGTCCCGACCAAAACTGTTACCGTTTTCTGCGATGAACTGCAGCTTGCTCGCTTTGTCCTTACCGTATAACTCTTCAATCTCGTCAAGAGTCATCCATTTTGTCTCGAAGACCTCGTTCCACGTTCGGGAGTCATACTCTTTCGCGTCTGGATCAATAAGTATGTCCAGTGGGTCCTTCGCAGTAATACGCACCTCTCCCTCAGTGCTGTCACTGAAGTCTATGCGCACATCAAAGTAACCACGGCCGTCTAAGATCAACCCGTCACTGAACACCTGCTGCTCCAACCAATCCATCTTGTTGTTGTCCGAGATCTGCATGAACAACTTAGTCAGCGTGTTAGCAACGTCACCATCACCACCCTTTCGCGGCTTAAACTTTACATCTGCTCGGCGTGAGCTCTGCTCTCCTAAGACGGTGTTTACCGTCGGCAGGATCGTGTTAATAGTCAGCGCGGGGCGTCCTTCTTGGTCTAGAGCTGCGATGTCTTCTGCCGCCCACTGGTCACCTCGGTAGTAGGAGTCACACTTCTTAGCCATCTCAATGTAGTCGAGGTGCCCATTGTCTCGGGCTCGGACATATCTGTCCCACTGCCCCGAGGCGATCTGATGTTCTTTGTCTGCGGTCAATCGCTTTTCTGTCTTCATGGCTATGCACTCATCGCCGATTTGTTTTTAGGACCGCCCTTAACAATATGGGCGAGCTTATCCCTCCAAGAGGGAACGTGAACAACGGGCGTTTGGTAAGTTGAGAATTCAGCCATCATAAGACCCAGCCACGCGAGTGCGTCGACCTGATCATCATGTACGCCGTTAGGGAATCTAAGTAGTTCTGCGACCAAGGGCCCCGTAAACACAGCGTCTCGGGGGAGGTAAACCATCCCCTGCTGCATCCGCCCTTGTATGGCTCGGGCGCGGGCTTCTTTGTCTCTGCGGCCGGTCTTAAGGTCTTTGATGTACATCTCGTACAACCCGCGCTCACGGACGCGCTTCTCAAGGAAAGGGCCAAGGGCCATCTCGATGTGTCCTTTCTCTATTCCTACGATTGACGGTTTCCACTGAACGTATAAGTCTAGTATCCGCTCGACAATCTCGAACCCATCGAACCTGCCTCGGACTACATCGACGACGTACATCTTGTCCATCTCGTCGATCCCGATAACCATGCCGACTGAATAGTCATTCCTGTCGTTCTTACCGATGGCTAAGTCCCACGCGGCGTAGTACTTCATTTGACCCTCATCTACGTCGGAGGGGTCAAAGTACTTAATCATGTCGCGGGTAAAGTAATCACCCTCATCTGACACGGGATTCTGCTGATACAGCGCCGACCAATCTCGAGGGCCAACCGCTTTACGTATCCTATTCAGCGACGCAACATCGTATCTTTCAAGATGTAACGGCTCGCCGACGCTGCGGAACTCTTCGTCCTCTTCAGCGATGGCGGGGTAACGGACAACCTCCCAGTCGTCGCCACCCTCGGTAGACATTTTTAAGAGACGACCAGCGAGATCGTCGTCATGCCAGCGTGTGAGGATAACCAAAACACCTCCGCCAGGAGCCAAGCGGGTATAAGCAGTGGAGGTATACCAATCCCAATTAGCCTCTCTATTATTCTGAGACTCAGCGTCTTCGCGGTTTTTAACAGGGTCGTCAATGACAAGTACGTGTGCTCCTTTACCAGTAATACCGCCGCCCACACCCGCCGCGACGAAACCGCCACCGCCTGTTGTCAGCCACGCTTCTGCGCTCTGTGAATCAGGATCAAGGCGGGTCTTAAAGGCGCTCTTGTACGAAGGCTCCCGTAGCAAGTTACGCACCTTCCGCGAGAACCCCATCGCCAGCGAGCCGGAGTAGGAACAGCTGATAAACTCGTGTTCGGGGTTACGCCCCAAGTGCCAAGCGGGGAACGCTACTGAGGCAAGTGTCGATTTCCCGTGCCGAGGGGGCATGAACAACATCAGCCGTGGGGATTTTTTGTCGACCACGTCCTGTGAGAATTTTTCAAGCCGTTTACAAATGTCTTTATGCACCCAACCCGCTTGGTAGTCTGGGTTGAACCGCTCAACGAATGGCAGCATCCGCTTCCGAGTCAATATGCGCAGGGCCAACTCTTCACGGGCCAATTCTTCAGTGCTCTTAGGAAGTGGTACGTCGGTGCTGGGGTCTTTTGGCGAGGGTAAACTGTCCTGTCTGTCTGCTTGGCAGTACACACACCAGTTGTCCGCACCCATGAGAGTAGACGGAACTACCTTCTTACACCGCTCGCAAGTACTCTTAGGTGCTTCATTTGTCATTTGTCTGAGGCTCTAGGTACTGTGTCCCTTTGCCGGCGAGCTTGAGCAACTCATCATCGCTGAGTCGTTCGAGCTGCTTGGCCCCATTGATCTGTATATTGACCTGCTGACTCTGACTTTCTTTGGCGAGGCCATGTAGTCGAACCATGCTGTCGACAGTATTCTTCATCTCTGTCGAATTAGCAGAGGCCACATAGGCATTCATATACATCGAGTGCGCTTGTTGAATGCCAAATTTCACTTCTTCGTGCATCTGCTCGCGAAAGTACTGTATGGCTTGGGCTACCGGCTCTAACTTGGCGGCAGCGTAGGCATTTGACGGTGTCGCATACCCAGAGGCACGCCCTGCTGCGGCAATAGTCATCCCACTACAAATAAACTGGACAAGTTTCTCTTGCTGAACGCTAAGTGACCCTATTTGCAGCCCCATGTAGGGCAGGTGGGAGTCAAATTCAGTCTTTGGCATCTGCTCGGGCGAAGACAACCGCGAGGAGAGCTGCTCAGTGGAGGGTGTGCTGTCCAATGTCGTCGTCGAATTGATAACTGTCCCCTCCCCAGATACTGTCCATTATTTCGGTGTTGATATTGACGAATATCGGGGGATTAATAGAGTCCGCCGACATTAATCGCTTGAGGAAGTGCTGAATTTCGTCGTCGTCGTACCCGCCGGCACGCAAAACATCAATTGTCGTCTCGTAGTCGTACACCAGCACAGGAGTTTGCCCCCGTTGGACTACTTGATAGCCTATACAAGCTTCTTCAAGCCCCTCAAGGCACAACACTTCTATATTATCCATAGCAATATATTAGCGTTACTAATACTACTTTGCAAGCTGATGGGCGGTGATATTCTTAATCCACCAGAAAAACATATCTTCATCTAGAGTGTGCTTCATCAGGTTTACGCGGTCACAAACCAAGTGTACGTTGTCAAGTGTGTAGCCCAAATTTGGATCTCGACGGTCAAGTGACGCGTTTAGGTCGATTCTACTGACGCCATCCCTGTAGCTAGTCATTAATACGCCGCTGTAAGCACACTTACCTTCTTGGCGTTCCCAAAGTCCTAATAAATCTTCTGTAGTTAGAGAAAAACCGTCGGGGCTTTTACCGCGTCGCTGTTTTTTGTGGTTATAACGTTGGTTGTAGCAGATCCTGGCGAAGTAACGCTCTATTTTTTCATTATTTGCGAGTCTTTTGCGGGCAACAACACACTCTCTGCACTTCTGGGCTCTGTAGGGCGCACCGTTTTTGTTAGTGCGCATCTCGAATGCATTTTCTGGGAGCGATATACGGCAACATCGGCACTGAAATGTTTTATCCATGAGGTGCCTTATATATTAGTAATGCTAATACCGCAAATTATATAGGAATTTTTTAAAAAAATATTTTTATATTTCACTCACACACTATCTCCCCCCTCGCCTCTCAGACACCTACCCTCCCCCGATCCGGTTTTCAGAACCTTGTTTCCGATTTACCCCTTGGAACCTTGTTTTGACACCCCTAGACCCTTAACACCTGACCCTTATCCCTTATCACGTATCCATTGGCCCTTGTCTCTTGTCCAAGCTCGCTCGTCCCTCGCTCACAGTCGGTTGTTTCTATGTATTAACTCTTATTACTTATCAATTATTAAGGATCACTCATGGTCACTATCTCTTTCATCATCGAACAGCTCTCTTACCTAACAGTTCCTGAACTCATCGGCGGCGGCATCATCGTCACCTTCTACTTACTCAGCTCTATCCACGTCAAGGACGCTTAACCATGAACGCTTATCAACGCAAAATTAACCGCAAAGCAAGGGCCATTTATCAACCTGCACACTTACGCAGAGAGCCTTTCTTCCTAACCAGGTTCGTGAACAAGTTCCTCAACAACGAATGGTTCTGCATGTTCGCCTGTCTCATCCTCTCATTCGCACTCGGCACTTCAATCGCACTCTCACTCTCACTCTAACCACCAGCCCCTCCGCAAGGAGGGGCGTTTAAAAAGTGGTAAGTAAATGTGCATCCGTAAACGTGCACAAATGACCATGAACAAGTGTCAATGGACAATTGCCAACGGGCAGGGGTCAAAGTGCACCGATTCAGTGCAAAATGGTCAATTATTAACCAATGTGTGCCAAGAAACGCTCGGTGTGTCAGCTTTTGGCCCGCGTGTGCCAAAATGTGTGCCAAATGTTAGTGAACACTATTCCCTTAGCACTCAACAACTTACCCTCAAAAAAGCCAAATGTGTGTCAGGTGTGTCAACTTTTGAAACCTTGTTTTAATAATTTGTAATTCCTTTTTTAAAAAACGTTTTCTAGGGAACTCTATAAAAAAAGCTGCACACTGACACACACTTAAGAAAAAGAGGGTTAAACCCATGATAACTATAAGAATAGCGTTTACTAACATTTGACACACAAATCCGCACACATTTTCCAAAACCTGACACACCGGACCTTTTCTGACACACAAGACCTTACAAACTACAAGGATATAGACCATGACAATCTACGATGATTTCTCAAAAGTTAAGGGTACATTCCAACAGAAAATACCCACATCAGCCTTTGACAAGGTACAAGCGAGAGCTAATTACCTACTTCAGCACGCCAAATCTAACCCTGACATCTGGGCACTTGGCCTCTTGGCCTTTGTCGTTGGTGACCTGTCAGATATCACTGAAGCCCTGTCCGAATTAACCACCGAGGTGTAACCCATGAATCTGTTCACCGATTTCAAAGAAGTAAAGTCCGCAGTAACTAACTGCTCAAACTGGGAAGCATTCAAAATCTCAGTACGTATGACAGCAAAACGCAACGATGCAGTACTAATCATTATAGGCGTGTCGTTGCTCCTATTTAATACCGGCGTGTCTATCACCCATTTACTTGGAGCTTAACCATGAACACTAAACTCACGTCATCTGACTTTGGTCGCAAGATCATCGAGATCCACAACGATTGGTGCGTAGCCAATAACCTTCCCCAAGCAATGCTTGACGCTGATCACTTAACAAGTGTCGATGAACCAGAACTCGTGTCAGGTGACCATTATTTCCCCCATAAGGAGACCCAACATGCCACAACCAAATGATCTATTTAAATATTGGCGCGCCGACCAAGTGGCGGAGTGCATGGAAGGCGTAACTGACGCTCTGTATATAACGCTGTGGTCAGACATTGTCCCATTGCAGGAAGACCCTGATGACATATTTGAGAACGTCGAGCGCTTAGACCCAGACGGCGATTCTTCTATAACTCTGTATTGGCACCTGCTCTCCGAAAGTAATCAAACACTCCTCAACACCATCGCAGTTAAGTACCAAGCTGAACTAGATGCCTACAAAGCTGACACCATCTTCTGCCACCTCAGCCCCGCAGAGTAACAACTCGATCCTCCGGCTCTCGTCAGTCGGTATTAATTAATAAGTTAGTTCTATATGTCTCTATATAGTTCTATCTTATTAGTTGTACTAATAATTTCATTGGCTAAGATAAAGGAACCCAATATGAACAAAATTATCAACCTTCACGTCGACCATTGGCACTTGGTATTCGACATGGAAGAAGAGCAAGCGCAAGAAAAGACCTTCGATGATTACGTTGAAGAGCTGTTCATGCAAGAAACGGAGCAATACGAAGCAGTAACACTTTAAATTTTATCAATAATCTATGTAGAGACTTATAATTATGGCTAATTCATCAAAAGTAGCACCTTACGTTTATCCCAAGAACATTGACGCGGATCGTCCCGAGCTCGTCAATCCCAGTCAAACCGAACCCGACCACTACCGTCCAGATACAATCGCCGATCCAGAAGGCGCTCGTATCCGTGACAACGTCAAGTATCTAGGTTTCCCGAGGTTTGTCCTCGACAACTTCTACGACGACACCAAGAACTTGTGGGGTAAGGCTAACAAGAACAACGCCCAAGCCCTCCGACCAACAGACGTACACATTCAAGAGTGCGTCAGCTTCTCAGCAATCACCGACGAAGACGATATCGCCATGAACCGCATGGGCATCGATACCCACGGTGAGTCAATCATCACAGTGCGCGACGCGTACATCACAATTCTCGATTCTATCGAGTCCACTATGCACTTCGAGGTCATGAAGCAGGTTGCGAACATCACAACCAACATGCTCGCGAAACGCGCTATCGCGAAAGCCACGTACAGCTCAGCCACAGGCCGTGTCACTGAGTCTTACGAAGAAGTGCCTGAGTACATCGAGAACTTACAGACTCGCATGTTAGAAGCGTCAGCCAACGCAGGTATGTGGCGCGCCATTCATAAAGACTTGTGGAC